TACTACATCTAGTCTCAATGGTGCTAGTGTGGTACAAGCTTTATCTGACCAGATAAATTTTCGTTTAAGAAACTCAACATCATGTATATTCCTAAAAGGATATATAGCATTATCTTTTGTTTCTGTTGTATAAGTTAATCCAATTTGTTTCATATAAGGTACAAGCGATATTTCATTAAAAGCATCTCGATATTTGGGTTTAACGGCAAAAACATTATCATCTCCTTGTACAATAAGGTAGACATTAGGGTTAAAGTCGTTTATACTCATGCCAGCTAACTGCCAGCAATATCTAAATGCAAAATGATTATATAATCCATTGAAAATAATGGTGCCTGGGTGACCACTAGGTAAACTAGAACACCATTCAAAGATATCTCCATCAATAATGTGAAAAGAATTAGTTAGTTCGCAACAAATTACTTTACGTATTAAGTCTTGACCATCGCAATACCACGAATTAATTAGTGATACGGATGCATCATGTATTTGGGGCTTTTGAGAACCATCAAATTTTCCATAATCTCCTGCTCCCACCATCGTAGGTTCATTTACAGGACACATTTCTTTACACTTTCTGGATATATAATCCCAGTCAGCACTATAAGGGTTTACTCCTGTAGCAAATCCATTATCTACTTTATTTTCTGTCATAAATAGTGTAAACATACCGAAATACATTCTATATACAACTTGGTAAATAAATGGACACCCTGAAAACATACGTGTACTAAATTCTTTAACCTTAGCAATAGGGCGTTTCTCGTCCTTTAGTGCGTCAGTCCAAATAATAGGTGTACGAATTCCTAACTTTGCTTGCGAAATATATTCCTCAACTTGTGTTTTAATAATTTCATAAGTATTTTCCTTTAATATAGGATCATGCTCCTGAAAGTAATTTTTCTTTAAATTTATTGCTCCAGAAATATTCATTGGAAATCCTGGACTTGTAGAAGATGGAATCTTTCCATATTTTACCTCATCAGCAATACCATTTAGAGCTTCATCTAATGTTAAAATTCTAGGTTCAATATTTCTAACAGCACGTGTTAATAACATAGCATAAATACTTTGTTCACATTTCTTTATAA